ACGGAAGTATTCCACTTCCAACTCAAGGTAATCTCTCTGACCTAATACCATATCAGGACATTCCGATTCACCACCCATTAACTCAATGGTTTCTTTAGCATTGGCCAATCGTTGTTTGGCTTCACGGTAATCTAAGTATGGTATCATTAGTCCCAAAGTCCCTCGTAGTATTTTCCTAGAAGCCGGAAACCATTGGTCTTTCTTGCTTGGTGTGCTCTCAGTCCATCCCAATCTACCTTAGGTCCAACATAATCTTTATCCCAAGGTGCTGTATCACGACAACCCGTGTGGTCAAAGAATTGTGATTCATCATCATCTGTGACTTTTTGTGTAAAAGCCCAAATCATTTCATTGAGAACCCAATCCCATTTAAGGTGAACGGTGGATTCGCCATCATCTTCACCCATATCAACTGCATGAACCTGTATTGTATTACGAACATCATTTTTCTTGCGTTTTAGTTTTGGTTTCTTAACTGCTCTTAATTCTTCTGGTACATCTTCATCATCTACCATTGGTGAACCATGTTTATCATTACGCAACTGTATTAACATTGGTAGAATAATCTCAGCCAATGTATGATCCATTGACCAAGTATCCCATCGGTCAATCTTAATATAAGTCCATCTTGGATGAATAAAGTCTAAAAACTTTTGCCATGCAATACAAATAGGATTCAAAAAGTTAACCACTTTTACATATTTGCCTGTGCCTGTATCTTCAAGATCATAGAATACATCATCATTCTTTTCCCAAAAACAAACTTTTTTGAGAATAGTATATGGAGAAATCCAATGATTACGATATTTACTAATCCAAACTTTCATTTTTATCCTTTAATGGCACAATATAATATTATAATCACAATTAATATGATTGGCAACCAGTCACGCAAGGTCATTGGTTCATTACTTGGTAATTTTGGTGGTGTAGGTCTTAGCATTACACCACCACATATTGTAATTCAAATTGATCTGCACGTGCTTCGTAACCATCATAACCACGAGGATTACAAATCACTCTAGTACCTTTAATCATGTAATCAAAAGGATGATGAGTGTGTCCATGAGTCCACAATTTAATCTGTGGACGATCCATAATAAAATCAATCAAATCACTAGTGTAAGCACCATTCATTGTCCTATCATTGGCATACATTTTCTGTATGCTGAATGGACTTGGTGTATGATGGCCAACAACCACATATTTTCTATCATGATTACCTTCAACAACATGCCGGATAAAGTCCAACATCTTCTTATGGTCCTCTACCGAATCTTCAGGACAGAATTTGCTTGGTTCATCTTTATGTTTATAACCAATTGGGAACATATTTCCCTTTTCGTCTTTTATATAACGACCACCATTCTTACCATCTTCTGTGTACAATAGATTTTCTTCATAGATTGGCACCTGGCGACTAACCATTCTATTACTATTCTTTACACAATTAAAATCATTCATGGCACTACGGACATGGAACAAAGTCATTGGATCTTCCTTGTTCATATCAGTCCATAATGTACCACCAATAAAGGTAACATCATTCAATTCAAATACTTCTTTATCTAAAATGTGTAGATTAGGTAAGTAACTCAACATTTTCTTTAGATGGTCAATAGTATATTTGAAATCATAATGATAATGCTCATGATTACCCATAACATAGATTACATGTGGAAACATGGCACAGCAATTACTGAAGAAATCATGGATTCTTCGGCTTTTATTAGTGCCAAGAGCGGCATGGCCATATTTAAAATCAGGACTAGTTTGTTCCAACAAATCGGCCGCAACACAAATATCACCACTCAGGATCAATACATCAGCCTGTTGGTCATTCTTTAAAAGGATATCTCCGAATTCCAAATGAATGTCGGAAGCTAAAGCAATTTTCATTTTAATTCCATATTCTATGTTTTTCTGCGACCCATTCTAGGCCATCATATTCTTCAAGCTGCCATTCTACTTCATCGGGAATATTTACTACTTTTAACTCTGAAAATCTACCATTGGCCTCATCGCCTAATTCTTCTATCACACGAACCAAATATTGGTCATTACGTTCAATATCATAATAAGACCAATCTTCTTGCCAATCTTTCCATTCAATCATAGAATATTGGCAAAATAGTTTTTGTGCCTTTTCAGATAAACTAAATCCGCCATGGCAAGAGTTAATTACAATTTTCAATGTAATATATCCTTATTTTCTTCTTGTGATAATATCTGTTCGGGAGCTTTTAGTAGTTCAATAAAATCATCCTGATATTGACCTTGTTTGGACAACCATGTTAATCGTGCCAATATAACGGCAGTCAAATTTAATGCTGGCACCTCATATGTATTCATCCATTTTAACAAGGCCATATCAATATCTTCCGATAGGTCTGCCAGCATTTTATCTTCTTCAATTGTTGCCATTACCATCTTCTTTCCACATTTTCTCACAACTTGATTTAGTTGCTTTTTCATTATATCGAATACAATCTTCAATAAATTCTGCCGGTGCCACATCTGATTCATATACTTTTGCTGGTTCAACATTTGAAGCCGGTGTAACATCAGCTTTGCTTGGTATTGTTAATATGAAAATAACAAATGCAATGGCAGCACCGGTTGCAATTAACCGCCAGTATAAACCAAATATAAAGACGGCAATTCCGCCAACAATAATAATTTGTAATACTTTCGTGGTTAAACCAAACGAAGCAAGATTATCAAATAATTCCATGATTAATAGGGCTCACAATGAACATTAATAGGCACTAACACTTTTCCATTTTCCATTCTCTGTGTAGTGTATTCAACATTAGGTTTCATCTTAGCACGAATACATTCTTTTGCGGATTGAATTACTTCGTTCCTTTGCATTGCTTCGGGACCATCATAACCTTTAAGTTTGTATGTTGGTGCAGACGAACAGGCAGGCATCATTAACACAATTGCTGCTGCCATTAATTTAACTTTCACTTTTTTTCTCCATGATATATTTAATTACTTCATTTGCCTCTTTCAAATCAGACTTTTCTACTGCCTCATCAATCATATCCAATTGAACGCTATGCAAATGATTTAAATGTATTGTAATCATAATATCTCTTAGATTACGAACATTAAGAGGTAATGGTTTATAATTCATTTACCCGTATCCACTTTAACTGAAACATTCTTAACAGTTTCAATACCATTATCTAATGCCTTGGCAATACCAGTAAAACCTACTGTAGCCACAATAAATCCCAAAATACAACCAATAATAAAATTAAACATAATCTTCCGCCAATACAATATATTCAATATACAAATTGTCCAATTCTTCATCAGACTTTTTAATCAATGCATCAGTAGTAAAACCTTTAAATGATAACATTGTAATAATTTCTTCACGACTAATATGATCCATAAAAAACTCCTCACCAATTAAGATTCCATTATAACACAACCACGGACCAGCACAAGCCATGTGTTGTTTTTAAGCGACACAAACCAACTTACCAATACCAACATACTCCTCAATGGCATGCTTTAACTGCTTAGGAGACGCCTTAGGTGCAATAAACACATAGTCCAACTCAGGATTCACATCAGTATCCGACAGCACCTTATTCAAGTATAGGACTGCCTCCTTGGCATCACTAAACTCTTTCATACCAATATTATTAAACAACTTTGGTTTTGCAATATATTTCATAGATTCTTTCCAAGAAATTTATTTTTCTTTTGTTTAGTAGGTTTAAGTGCTATACCACCAAGTCCTGTATTACCTTTTATGGCAGCAATACCATAACCATGTGCATCAGGATCGGATTGTTGTAATTGCTCACGCAATGCAGCACATTCTTCGTTCAACATTTTATTTTCACGAACTAGATTCATATGCACATCTTCAAATAAATCCCACAATTTGTTAAACTTCAATTCATACATTTCTTTCATACCAAATAACACATTGGTAGTCTGGTCTGTAGTGAGTCCATGTTCAAGTATAGCTTCAGCTAATTCATATATATCATCGGTAACCATCCAACATTTTTGAATCTGTTGTTCAAAATCAAATCTATCACTCATTTTTTTACTTTCTTTTTCTTTGGATTATACAAATCGTTATTAACAGCTTCTTTCAACATAGCAACCATACCCCATTGAATTAATAAAGCAAGAGCTTCTCGGTCAAAATTAATGGTTGCTTCAGCAGAACCATCTTCATTTTCTTCGATTACCTCAATTTCGAGTTTCATAATTTACCTTTCACCTTATTGAAATACATCAACCCTAGAAGTTTCGAACCTTCTAAGTAACCCATCGGAATCTGTGTCGACCATAGTCCGCATATATGTATTGATTGGCGATGTATTTCAATAAGGTGTCCTCGACTTACTGGCGTTTCACAACGAGCATGCGAGGACAAAAACTTTAAGCTGTTACAGCTTGTGATTGAACTACGATAGGTGTAATTGGTGTTGCAGACTTAGTAACAACACCTTTAAATCGGCCATTTTGGTCAAACTGGTCATTATTAACCAATTGATAACCTGTGACCTTACGACCATCTTTAATTACTTTGATAATACCACCATCTTTTCTCACATTATAAATGTTGGTACTCAAACGATACAATACTGCCTCTTGGTCAGTACCAGCAAATACTGCTGCAATTTCTGCAGGCGATACTGGTTTGCCACTTAATAATACTTGGGTAATCTTTTCGTGACGGTTAATCTTACCTTTGCGAACTGTTAAAGCCATTTAAAACTCCTAATAAATTAATAATATAAAAACTTCTCACTTGCTACACCACCGATTATACAGGTATACCAACCATATGGCAACCAGTATATGGTAGTTTACCGCTTTATTTCTTACTACACTTATCATTATGATATCTACCAATATTTCCTGGATTGGTAACAATACCACAATGAATACATTGAGCACGATTTTGTTTCTGAAATTCAGAAATTTGTTTTCGTTTCTCATCCGACATAGGTTGAGACCATTTATAACCACCTAGTCCGGTTTTACCTTTGTTCCATGGCGTTTTACCTTTTCTATTAAAACCACTCAACCAGTTTTCTCTGGATTCACCAACAATATCTGGACGACCAGGTAAACTACCACCTTGGCCACCCACATGCATATTATATGTTGGTTTTAATTCAGATATCCAATGAATTTCTCTTTCATTTAGTTCCTGTTCATTTGTTGTTTCTTCAAGCAATTCAATAGTAAAATTATTGTAACCATAGTATCTCATTGCATTATGCAAATAATAGGTTGAACCATGATTGGCGGTGTTTCTATGGTTAGACAACCTTTTGTTTAAAGATTGAGTTGTCTTTCCCACATAGAAATCGCCATTTACATTATTGACCAGTTTATAGACTTTCATTGTTTTCTCCAAGAACACATAAGATATTTATGTGTTTCTAGAGTTTCACTAACTTATACCGGTGTCTCCGTATTAGTTACAACTGGTGCGGTGTTGGCTGGACTTTCAACCGAAGCATCAACTTTGCTGTAAAGGTCAAGAAAACTCATCTTAGTTTCTTCATCAAATCTCGCAACACATAGTGTAATTGCCTTCATTTTATCCTTAAAGATTGTAAATGCTTTAGCAATATGAACCAAACGCCGTGTTGAAATAACTTCATCAACAGCACCTTCCATATAACTCTTGCGGATTACATCTGCCCATTGGCACAAGTTTTCAACAAAATCCTTATCATCAATTAAAGGTGCAAGAATTTTCTTTTCTGTTTTCATATCAGGAAATTCTTGTTCAACTGTAATTGGGAACCTTTCAAGAAATGCAGAATCCAAAATTTGAGCCAAATACTTGCCTTCATCACTGCCTTGGCCTTTAGTGTTTGCGGTAGCAATTATATTAAATCCAGGTTTAGGTGTAACAACCTCACCTGTTTTTTTATTATAATAACTCTTACCCTCAAGAATGCCTTGCAAACACATCAACTTATTAGAACCACGGTCTACTTCGTCAATCAACAATACTGCGCCACGCTTCATAGCAATCAGCACAGGACCATCACGATTGACCACATTACCATTCACCAATGTAGGACCGCCAAGTAGGTCACTCTCATCGGTTTCTACTGAGATATTCACACGAATACACTCACGATTCAACTCCGCACACACCTGCTCAACCATCAAGGTCTTGCCGTTGCCTGATAGACCAGTAACGAATACAGGATAGAATGCTTTGGAACTAATGATATTCTTCATATCTTTGTAGAAACCAAATGGTACATAATCAGGCCATTTCTGTGGTACGGCAGGTTCAGAATCATCTACTAGTTTTGGTTGACGGAACTCCAACACCTGTGCTGGTTGTGCATATGCCATTTCAGTTTCGGGTTCAATAACTTTACAATCAGCATCGTTTAACTTTACAATCTTTTCACCTGATGGTGGCACTTTGTATTGACCACGGTCATAACGATATTGTGATTTTGTAACCAGCCAATATGGGTATGGTGCATCTGATTCATTACACACTTTGGTAATATCATCACGATTCAAAATTGGTTCTGAACCAAAGATTGATTCAGCTGCTACAATAAATTGCTTTGCATTTTTATTCATAATATCCTTAATCTAATAAAACCATATACGCTTCTGCGTTGTTATTCATAAACCAGTTAATGCCTTTTCTTAAACCATCATAATCACCAAAGATTTCACAACCTTTTAATGTATCATACACAGCAACTTCTTCAGGTGATAACATACTGCCTTGGCCTGAATATGGATTAGTAATAAACTCACTCACTTCACCAACAAAAATATCTTTATAAGGCAATTTCATAATATTCCTTTTAAATTAACCAACGATGGCATATTCTGCCAATTCTTTCCATTTACCATTAGGATTCGATTTACGAATCTTGGTAACCTGTATCAAAGTTCTTAACGATAACTCTTTAACAGAATCGGCCAATTTACTAATCAAATTCATGGCATCATTCTTACTAACTAAATCATACTCAGGCATAAAATCTTTCTGCGTCAATAAATGCTTCATACGCTCGAGCTTTTGCTCTGCCGTCATACTTAAATCAACTGCCAAACTACGGGTAACAATCGCTTGGTCTAATGAGGTTGCATTCATATTAGAAATGAATACAACGCCACCAGTAAACTCAAACGCATTAGGTAAATCTGTATCACGAATGTCCGCATTATATGAAATGATACGGCGTGAATATGAATCAAGTGCAGCTTTTAATATATTCAATGATGTTGCATCTTTCAATACTGAATCACAATCATCAAATACAACGATTGAATTTCTATTCTCATACAAGGTTCTGTATAAACCTTTTGCAGTAGAATAACCTTTGACTACACGATACGCATTGGCAGGCACATCATCACCAATATCCAAACCTGTTACATCCATCAAACCAGTATTGGCTAATGTAGTGGTAACAGTATGTGATTTACCTAAACCACCAGGTCCTGTTACTACAACGGATGCTTGGTCTTTCTTGGCCAACATTGTAACCATATCAGAAAGAAAACCAAATCGCTCATTGATTGTAAATTTGGATTCCATCACTGCGCCAGTAACTTTGGTTCCTGCCTTACGCAATACATATTGCAAATGTTCAATTTTGGTACGCTTCACGGTTTTGCCATTAATTACGGCAGTATATTTTCCATTTACGAATTTAATATCGGACATAAATCCCTCACAATTAAGTGTACCATTATACAGGTACCACTCGGTAAGTCAAGAATTATTTGCTTGACTGTTGTTTTGGTACAACACCATCAGGTATAGAAGGTCTGGACAACAATTGGTGCTGGATCACCAGTCAATCCAAAGCGCCTGGAATTGGCGACCATATCAGCAATATTATCATCATAATGGTCATCTTTCATTTGTGTTTTCATTCTTCAACTCCAAAATGTTCTTCAATCATTCTGTTTGACCACTTACCCCAATCTTCACTATATTGATTTTTTACCACTTCAGCACATTCCCGAACAATCAACTCGGCGAATTTCATTCTACTAAATGAATAGTATTCTTCGCCGGTGATAGGGTCAATTAGTTTTTCTTGTGCTAATGCAGAGAGTTCGTTAAATTTCTCGTTCATTCTTCAACTCCGAAAACTGAAATTTTCTTAACTATATCACCTAACCGTAGTTCCACAGATAAACGACGCTCGTTTCCGTTAAACATGCCGTCGCTAACTACAGTAGTATTAGCGATTTCATTAAACAATAACTCGGCCAGCTTATTAGCACGGCCTGCTAACTCTGGAGCCGCATAGCCTGCCTCTAGCATAAGTTCTTTAAGACGTTCGTTCATATCAATATCCTTCGTATTGTTCCAGTGTTCTTATTAGATCAGGTAATGCTCGCTTGTCTATGGTCAGGTAATATGGACCAATATCATCGTAGGCGTGTAATTGGAGTTTGACGGTATCTTTATTGTCTG